CCTTAATAAAATACTGAAAACTACTGATGTTGACTACGTTATTGCTGCTGATACTGATTCCATCTATCTCAACCTGGGTCCTTTTGTACACGAGGTATTCAAGGGCAGAGAGGCGAGCGATGAGAGTATTGTTGGGTTCCTTAACAAGGTGTGTGAAGTGGAATTTGAGAAGTATATTGGAGATTCTTATGAAACGTTGGCGACCTATGTAAACGCCTACGATCAGAAAATGGTTATGAAGCGAGAGAATATCGCTAACCGTGGCATCTGGACAGCAAAGAAACGATACATCCTCAATGTATTTGATAGTGAGGGTGTCCGTTACAAGACTCCTAAACTAAAGATCAACGGCATTGAGGCAGTCAAATCTTCCACACCAGCACCCTGTAGGACCGCCATTAAGGACGCTCTAAAGGTAATTATGAATGGGACAGAGGATGAATTGCAAAAGTTTATTGCTGACTTCCGTAAACGCTTTGAGAATATGCCTGTTGAGGAGATTGCTTTCCCCCGTGGGTGCAACAATGTATCAAAGAATTCTTCTCCTGCTACCATTTATGGCAAGGGATGTCCCATGCATGTGCGAGGAGCACTGCTGTATAACTTCTATATCAAGAAGAGAAAACTGGCACACAAGTATCCACTCATTCAAGAGGGTGAGAAGATTAAATACGTGATGCTGAGGACACCTAACAAAATTAATGAGAATGTAATCTCATTCTTCCAGACTCTTCCAACCGAGTTTGGTCTTGACAAAAGTATTGACTATGACTTACAGTTTAAAAAGAGTTTCCTTGACCCTTTGACTGTTATTCTAGATACGATTGGTTGGAAACCTGAGAAAATAAACACATTAGAGGCACTTTGGTCATGAATTTTTTACAAGATATTGTAAATGAAATTGATAATGAATACGCTGGTCTGGTTAGTGATGGCGTATCAGCAGGTGACACTACAAACTTCATTGATACTGGTAGTTACATCTTCAATGCACTGGTATCAGGATCTATTTTCGGTGGCATTCCATCAAACAAGATCACTGCCATTGCTGGAGAGTCATCCACTGGTAAGACTTTCTATTGCCTTGGTATTGTTAAGCACTTCCTTGACACTGACCCTGATGCAGGTGTGATCTACTTTGAGTCTGAGTCTGCTATCAGTAAAAACATGATCGAGTCCCGCAAGATTGACTCACGTCGTATGGTCATTGTCCCTGTCACCACAGTGCAGGAGTTTCGTCTGCAGGCCATCAAGATTCTGGACAAATACTTACAACAATCTGAAGAGACCCGCAAACCTCTGATGTTTGTGCTAGACTCATTGGGGATGCTCTCGACCACCAAAGAGATTGAAGACTCTGAGGCAGGGAAAGAGACACGGGATATGACCCGTGCCCAAGTTGTCAAGTCCATCTTCCGTGTGCTGACCCTCAAACTCGGTAAAGCAAACGTCCCAATGATCGTAACCAATCACACCTATGATGTTGTCGGAGCTTATGTGCCAACTAAAGAGATGGGAGGAGGTAGTGGTCTCAAGTATGCCGCCTCTACCATCATCTATCTCTCCAAGAAGAAGGAGAAGGATGGTAAAGATGTCATTGGAAACATTATCAAGGCAAAGACTGCTAAGTCACGTATGAGTAAGGAGAACACTGTTGTTGAGACACGACTATTTTATGACGAGCGTGGACTTGACCGCTATTTCGGACTACTGGAATTGGGTGAGAAGCATGGAGTCTTCCAACGGGTTGGCAACAGGGTTAAGATGGGTGAGTCTTCTGTTTATCCTAAGGTTATTCTCCAGGATCCTGAAAAGTATTTCACCCCAGAAGTAATGCAAGCACTTGATGAAGCGGCAGCAAAGGAGTTTTCCTATGGATCATAGTGATTGGATTAGGATCTATGAAAAAGCAGTAGATCCTAATGTATGTAAGAATGCTATGCTTAAGTTTGACACTAACAGTGATCAACAAGTCCGATGGGACCAAGGAGTGCCACAGTTTGATGTGATTAATGTCTCTCATGAGTCTGACAATGGTGACCATGAGTGGGGAGCAATCCAAAACCAGATCATCAGTGTGATTCAGTGGTCTGCTCAAGAGTATATGCGGTCCATGGACTGTGAAAAGTTTTGGGCACAAAAGAATAATCTTGAGCAGATTAAAATGAATAAATATATTGCTGAGACGAATGACTCATTCGCTTTGCATATTGATGTCGGTGATGTTGATTCAGCACGACGGTTTCTTGCGTATAAGATCTTCCTTAACGATGTTGAGGAGGGTGGTGAGATGGAGTTTCCCCAACTGGACCTAAAGATTAGACCTGGGATGGGAGATGTGGTAGTATATCCTCCTGGTTGGACCTTTCCATACCAGGACAATGCTCCTGTCAGCAACGACAAGTATGAATTAACCACCTATTTACATTATCAATAATGAGTCTACAAATTGAAAACGTTGCCCTCAGTAAGATCATTCTTAATGAAGACTACTGCAGGAAAGTGTTGCCATTCATCAAAGATGAATACTTTGACATGTTTACTAATCGTGTTTTGTTTAACACGATCAATGACTACATTGATGAATACGATGTAAATCCAGAACCTACTGCTCTCAAAATTGAGATTGAAAAGCGACGTGACATTACCGAGGATGTCTACAAAGAGATTGAATCTTTCTTAGACAATCTTGATCGCGATCAATATAATGATGAGTGGTTACTTGCTACTACTGAGAAGTGGTGTAAGGAGAGGGCAGTATACATTGCTCTTATGGAGTCAGTGAAGATTGCTGACGGGCAGGATCAAACACGTACGAAGGATTCTATTCCTTCGATTATGTCAGAAGCACTCGGTGTTTGTTTTGACGACCATGTTGGCCACGACTATACCAAAGATGCTGAGGACCGCTATGACTTTTACCACCGTAAAGAGGAGAAGATTCCCTTTGATCTCGACTATTTTAACAAAATCACCAAAGGTGGTCTCCCTAATAAGACTCTCAACATCGCTCTTGCTGGAACGGGTGTCGGGAAAAGTTTATTCATGTGCCATATGGCTAGTGCCTGCCTCTTGCAAGGCAAGAACGTACTCTATATTACACTTGAAATGGCAGAGGAGAAGATTGCTGAACGAATTGACGCAAACCTCCTCGACATACCGATCCAACAACTGAGTGATCCTCTTCTAACCAAGAGTAAATACATCTCTAAGGTTGAGAAACTGAAGGAGAAGACATCAGGTCGTCTTGTTATCAAGGAGTATCCTACAGCGTCTGCTCACAACGGACACTTCAAGGCATTGCTCAGTGAGTTGTCTCTGAAGAAAGGATTCCATCCTGATATTATCTTCATTGACTACCTGAATATCTGCGCTTCCTCACGTTATAAGGGCACGATTGTCAACTCCTATACATATGTTAAAGCCATTGCTGAAGAGTTGCGAGGACTCGCTGCTGAGCACAATGTGCCTATCGTTTCTGCAACCCAAACTACGAGATCAGGATATGGAAATTCCGACGTGGACATTACTGATACTTCAGAGTCTTTTGGATTGCCTGCTACTGCTGATCTTATGTTCGCGCTTATTTCCACAGAGGAAATGGAGCAACTGGGTCAGATCATGGTCAAGCAACTCAAAAACAGATATAATGATCCAACAGTCTTCAAGCGATTTGTCATCGGAATTGACAGAGCGAAGATGAGACTGTATGATTGTGATCAGTCTGCTCAAGATGACATCATCGACGCAGGCGACATCGCACCAGAGACCAACACCAAAAAACAATTTGAAGGATTTAAAGTATGAGCACGACCAACTTCACAAACCAAGGCGATCCCAACTACGACTTGGAATCACAGACTGAAAAGATTTCTGGCGAAGCACAAGAGCAGATTGAAGACGAGCGTCAACGCGCTGAGCGAGTAGCAGATGAGACTCCTAAGAGTCCTGAAGCAGTCTTAGATAATGATAAGGTTGTTGCTCCTACGACCAAGAAGAAGGTTGCTGAGAAGAAGGCAGCAGCTGCTAAGCGTGGCAGCAAAAGTCAAAAGTTTGAAGTTGATCTTGATAGGTATACTACTTTCGTTGATAAAGTAACATCAAATGCTAGTAAAGATTTCGATACTTTGATGAGTCGTTATCAAGAGTTGCATGATCAAGGATGCAACATTCAACGTCTAGACACTGCAGCATCAGGTATCAGTGCTGAGGGTGGAGAGTTTGCAGAGATCGTTAAGAAGATCAAATTCCAAGGCAAACCCTGGGACGCTGCTAACAAAGAGCATCTCCAGAAAGAGTTGGGTGACATCATGTGGTATGTTGCACAAGCAGCACTTGCTTTAGACATGCGTCTGGATGAAGTCATCTACATCAACACTCTGAAGTTGGCAGCACGATACCCTGAGGGTATGTTTGATGTCAATTACAGTGAGAATCGTGCTCCTGGCGATATCTAATGATCTCCCTCTGGATCCACTTGCGAGCATTCTTTGCTGTCGTAGTTGTTGGTTGTGCTCAACCTGTCAACTGGCAGCATTGCTATCGAGTGGATCAGTGGTTACTGCCAGAGGTAGTGCAGGGTTATAAACTGTGGACTGGGGAAGAGAAACCATATGAGAATGAAAAGAAATATCTAAATAGTTTGGACGAATTTTAAGTCCTACTATGCTTAATGTCCCTGAGGCAAATAGTGCCACCTTTAGAAAGGTAATGGAAGCACTGGGTGGCGAAAATTATGCATACTATTCCTTTGATGTAAAGAAGGTAGAGACTAAAGAGTCTAATAAAAAAGTGCAGATCGCACTAAAGATTTTTGTCCCTCAATCACAGAGGGACCAGGCAACAGAAAACATTGCAGACGCTCTTGCAAGAGACAATGTTGAGGTAATTAAGAAGAGTAATGAGCTTGATGTAATAATTGCTGGCACCGATGGTAAGAAAATAGTTAGACTTGAAATCAAACCACCCTCTGGTGGGTCTGGTGCTGGTGCAGATGTCACAAAGATTGTAGAGTCTGCACAGTGTGTATATGCAGCAATGCTTTATCAGTGTAGAGATCTGCGAGTGATCACTGAGAAAGATTATGAGTGTGGAATGATGTATACTGACGCCCCTGGTGTTAAGTTGGATGACATCTCAGGTCTTCCAAAGGACTGGAAAGAATCATCTTTGAAGGGTGCTGCATTGATCAAGAAGACACTGGGAGGTGGTGCAGGGCAGTATGAATTCCTACGTGGAGATACATTGATTGAGGAGCAGATTAGTAAAGCATTTAAGAGAGTCAAGGCTGGTAGTAATCTTGCTACTGAGGACAAGTGGAATCCTGCAGACATCTGGGCAGTAAAGAAGAGTAAGAAATCAACAATTGCTGCTAAACTTGCAAAGGAAAATACAATCGATTGTCTTAACAATTATCTGCAGGAGTTAAACAAGTCCAAGGATCTTGTAGGATTCTCCCTTAAGAAACTCGGAGCATCACCCACAATCAAACTACTAAATGCTGACACTCCTATAGAGAGGAAGAGAAAGGAATCAGCAGGGTATCATTCATACACACTAACCTTTGATAATGGACGTAAAGGTGACAGCTCACACCCTATGGATGTTTATTATCACTATGGTGCTGGCACTTTTAATAAGTTTCAGGCCAGAAACTTTGGTGGTGATAAGAAAGGAGATTGGAAGTTAGAATTGAAAGGGGAGAATGCTGCTCAGGGTAAGATTCAAGGTGCAGTGCTTAGACAACTACTAACACAGGCAGGATTTAAAGGTCTCCCTGCAGAAGCAAACTGGTCAAAGTGTGCTGGAAACACATTGGATAATGAGATATATACCTTGCTCCAGAAG